AATGAAATATTATCTAATACGATTGGAATATCTCTCTTCTCACCAATTACATTTACTAGATCTACAGTAACATTAAATGATGGTTGAAAATAAGGTAATATTTGTTCTACGATTTGTAATGCATCATCATTTAATTTAACAAGAATATTCAATTCAAATCCAAGATTATATGGAACTGGCATGAATACTTTTCTTAAATTATTACCATCAGATGCTTTAAATGTTTGTGTTATACCTGCCTTTCTTGTTGCATCATATGCAACATTAGTTGTTTCAAATGACATTCTAGGAAGTGTAATTTGAGTTGCACGATTTAAATCTGGTTGTTGTTCTAATCTTGCTAGGAATTTTTGCATAGGACCATAAGCAAGAGGAACTCTCATATCACTTGATTCTTTTCCAGCACCATCTCGATGACGTATATGGATGTCATTAAAGATTGTACCAAAAGATATGATAGTCTTTCTAAGTATTTCGTGATAATAGTATTGTCCTAACATTAAATTGTACCGAATGGATTACCTTCTGTAAAATCAAGTATATCATCTGCTTCAGATTCAATGATTTCATTTGATTCAAAAGTTGTGTCTTGATTTTGTTCACTAAAGTAATCGAGTGAATAGTTTGTATATACTGTAGATCCAAATGAAACTACTGTAGTAACACCAGTAGTATTTAACGAAGGAGAACTTATAGTAATTGTACCAGCACCGATACTTGTAACAGTTGAACCTGCTCCTATTACAGGAACTTGAGCAAATTCTACTAGATTTAACTCTTGATTTAGACTAATACTTGATGTATTAATACCTGTTATTAATGTTGTTGTAACACCAATTGTTGCAAGAGTTGTTATACCTACAACAAAGAATGTAGACTCTGTTGCTTGAATTGTTTCACCAGGTACAAATGCTGACATTGTAGTTCCTATACCAACATTTGATATTTTAAGTAGTCTTGTATCTGTATCCCATTCTTTAACTCTTGCTTCAATACCAGATGTTAAACCTTTAACAACTTCACCTCTTTCAAAATTACCTACACCTTGAATTATATTTGGAGATGAAATCGTAACTGTTGGAGATACGGTATATCCAATACCTGCATTTTTTACAAAGATATCAGAAATAGTATTATCTGCTAATAGATTTACTTCAGCAACTGCAGGAGATGTACTTGTACCTACAATTGATACTGTTGGTGTTGCAGCATATCCAACACCATTATTTGATATAGTAAAGTCAACAATACCAAAGTTTGTTTGCTCAACAGCAGCAGTTGCAGCAGCACCAACTCCACCTCCACCTGTAATTGTGACTAATGGTGGTGTTGCATATCCAGCACCTGCATTTGTAAGAACTATTCTTTCAATTGAGAAAATTCCTGCCCTTGTTGTTGTAATTGCTACAGCAGTTGCATTTATATGTCCTAAACCTGTTGGAGCAGTAGAAATAGCAACATTGGGAGCACTTGTATATCCACTACCATCATCATTTAATACAATCTCACGAATATAACCTTTACCTATTGGATTTAACTGTGCATTAGCAGTCGCTGTTTGACCAACTCCAATTAATTGCAATGTTGATATGTAACCTATATCCTCAAGTTGTGAATCAATTTCTTCAATATCAGTATCAAATACCTCATCCTCAAATTCAAAGAGTTCACATTTAAGTTGATATACATAATTTTTCCCTAACTGATAGAAAGGATCTTCATGTTCTACAAATTTAACTTCAAATAATCTACCTCCTAATGGAAAATAGATAACATCACCTTCACGAGGTCTTGATGCTAAATCATAATCTTCATCTGCTTCTAAAAATGGTGATATGAAATCTTCAAATCTCTCTTTTGATATTGTAAGTGTAACTTCATCTCTTAAACTTACACCAAACTTGGTCATGATATCTCCTTGACCACCATAACCTTCATATGTGTTTAGATATGCTTCGAGTAGAAAGTTATCATCAAAAGCAGATGACTGAACTTCTTTAATTATTGTTTGTTTTCTTACAAATTTTCTTGGAATATAAGTTACCTCAACACCAAATATCTTTAGGTGTTCATTAATTAAATCTTGAGTAAGTCGTTGCTCACTTTGAGATCCTTGTAGGAAAAAGGGATTTAATGCCATCAATCATTACCCAATGAAATCAAGAGGAGGTATTTCAAATTCAAGCATCATTTTCTCTTTAATTCTTTCCAATTCTCTTTCAGCATCGTCATATATCTCTCTACCATTAAGTTCTAAACCACCAGGCAATTTAACTCCTCTGAATTTGATAAGATTTTGTCCCCATTGTCTTTTTATCAATGCAGTTAGATATAATTTTACAAAATAATCATTATAAACCTGATTAAATGTCTCAGGATCTAATGCTCTATGACAATCAAGAACTAAGAAATTACCTTCAGTCTGAGATCCCCAATCAATATCTAAGTATAATCTATCCTGCCTTTGATTAAATCTAACTTGCGCTTCAGGTGTAAGTAGAAAATCAATGTCTTCAAGACGAGTTTTCGTCATACTGTATTGAAGAAGTTCAACAGAGTTGAAATAATACAAATCATTTAGAAATAACTGATACTTAATACTAAACATTCCACCAGATATTGAACTGGTATCAAATTTAAATATCTTGTTTATACCAACAACAGAATCAGGTATTTGTAAAAAATTAGAAGTTTCATACCAATTTGTAGATGTTGTACCATAACCACTTATATTTGTAGAAGTAGATGTGGTTGTAACTATACCTACTCCTGTAGTTCCAGTTACTTTATCTTGGCCAGCAATTGACGTACCAAGACCTCTATCAATATCACCTTGAGAAATCTTATATTTAAGATACATTCTTTCAACACCATCAAAGTGTCTTTCATTGAAAAGTTGTATTGCATCATCAACTAAATCATCTACCTGATCATCATCGACGTTTATCTCCAATACAGGAGCACCCAACTTTCTAAAGCAGTAATCTATTAATTGTTGTCTAGTTGCTGGTTTTGCCATCTTCTTCTTCGATCTCTGCTAATAGATTTTCGTATTTTTCTTGAAATTCAAGTTTTTCTGCCATCAATTCTTTTTGTGCATCTAAGTGATCTTGAACAATCGTTTGTAATTTTGCTTCAAGAAGAATATTTTGGTTGGTTAATGTAGAAATCTTTTGATTATAGATTTTTATCAAAGCATTCACATCAACATCATTAGTTTGTGTCATAGTTTAAAAAGTCCCGCCATCGAGGGTATTTGTCCATTTAGGTACGCCAGATGCGTTAGTGGTTAACACAAAGTTAGAAGTAGTTATACCAGCAGCAGTACCTGCAGCACCTACCTGTTTACCAGTTGAATCAAAGTAAACAATACCATTTCCAGTAGTATCATAATCACCATTCTGGAAATATATTCCTTTAATATCTAGGAAACCTTTTGTACCACTTACCAGATTGTTTACCATTGTGGCATCAGGAATGTAAGTAAATGATCTTTCTGGTGCATTACTTGCATCACCACCTAAATCATGATAACCAAAGAAACCTACTTTATTGTTACCAGAACCTGAACTTGTATTGTAGTTAAATGCAACACCACGATCAGTATTTGTATCAACGTTTGCAGTAACTGTTAATTGAGTTGTAGTGGCAATACCACCAGACTCAACAGCATTACTTATTGTAACTAGTTTTTCTGGTAAATCATAAGTTGTAATTGTAGTTCCTGATGCTACATTATTGCCAGAAATACCATCTCCTGTGTTAATACCAGCAGTTGTATCCAGTTTGATTGTACTGACACCAGCATTTGCTGTCATCATTACAGTTCTTGTACTTGTGGTAACACCTAAATTAATGATCGGATCATTTAAATTAACTGTAAATGAGTCAATTGTTGAGGTTGTTCCATCAACTTGCAAGTCACCTTTAACAATAACTGTACCTTCATTACTTAAACCATCGGGATATGGGTCAATGTATAATAGATTTCCATGTCCTTGCTTAGTTGAAATAATATTAGATGAAATTCCAACTCCACCTATTCTTGCATCAACCGCAGTTAATACTCCTCCAGTTTGATTAATATTACCTTGGAATGTTGAAACACCAGTAACTTTTAAGTTACGAATTTCCATTTCATCAACAAATAGATCATCAGCAATATGAAGATCTCCACCTACATATAAATCACTAGCAAAAGTACCAATACCTGTAAATGTAGATACACCTGTTACTTTAAGATTACCACCAATATTAACACTCTTTTCTATACCTACTCCACCTTCGACTACAATAGCACCATTGTCTTTTGTAGATGAATCAGTAGTTTGTGCATATGTCCAATCAACACCAGTTACTCTTACTTTATCAGTTCCATTCTCATCATATTCTATCTTTCCATCTTTACTATCA